GTTGGAAGGAGAATATAATCCATACGAACTAACGACTTTATTTCTCCATGACAAAAAGAAATTAGTAATAACATTTGATACAGGACAAACAAAAGAAACTGTTACATCCTCTACATCCATATCTCCAGGATAGTTATTCTTGAAAGGTCCTGCATTTGATTTGACCACATCAGTAAAGTTATAAGGAGAAAAGGATACATCCTGGCAGAACTTATATAAAGCTATTCCTAAAATACCTCCCATACTAAAAGGCATAAGGAATGTCCAGTTATAAGTCCTTTGCATGGGAACGAATTTAGGAAAACCTAACGCACTATCTAGCCACATCGTAGGCATTAGATGTCCTCCCACCGATCGTAACTCCACGTCATAGTATATCTGAGTTCGCCCTCATCGTCTTGTGATATAGGGGTGTCACCCAATGATTCTGGATATAACCCTATCATTTTAACCTTCCTTGTAACTGCTCCATCCCTTCCCAACATCCGAAGAATGCCATCTGTTTTGATTACTACGTCGTTAGTCCCCATATTTGTACGATCATGAATGACAGATTGAAACCAAGCGTACAAGGCGTCGAAAGTCTTCTCATCTTCGCCTTCTACAAAAACACAATCCCATGTATGATCATACGTCAGTTTACCAGGATACTTCACGCCCGCAGACTGCTTAAACGGGATAAGTATCCCTCCAAAAGATCTACCAGGAAGGGAAGTAGACATCAACCTGAGCCGAAGGGTCTCTTCATTCCCACCTCCCACTGGATTGGGAATAATCAGCTCGAACAGATACGATCTCTGAGCATCGCTCAGATTATCCTTCAGAGCGTCTACACTCATGTCCGTCATCTTTGTTTCTCCTTACATTAAGTCCTTACTCTCTTATACTATTAAAACATTACGCCCTTGGCAACCAATTCTTCAAACGAAGCACCGGTAGAAGTAATGATTGTCTGCAACTGTATAAATTCAGCTGCCCTACTAGGCTTGACAAACAAATCCACGTGTAATTCATTGGAATCTATAATTGCAGGGGTATTGTTGTTCTCATCACATACTACCGCATATCCTTTATCTCCTCCTTCCGTTTGAAAAGCACCAGCAGCGGACAATGTGTCCATATACTCCTCTATCATCGACACCACTCTAAACCTGGTAAGCTCACTATTCGGCTCAAAGGCAAATGAACGTAAAGCAACTGCCAGCGCCTTTTCGATTATAATAAGAAGACGCCTGACGTTTACACTGGATAAAGCAGATCTTTTCCACTGCTGCGTTCTCTGACCCCAAATAACATTACCTTGACCGCGGAAGGTTTGCAAGGGATTGATCTGACTTTCATATAAATTATCTCTCTCTCCCTGTGTGAATACACTGGTGATAGATAAGATATTTAGCTGTCCACGATTAAAACCTGCTGGTGCATACCAGACATCGGATACATAATCGTTATAAGCAAACTGAGCTCCTATATATCCTGAAGGAGGAACCTCAACTACCTTATCACTATAAGGATCATGCATCTTTACCCATGGAGCATAAAGAGCGGTATAACTTGAATTAATGTTCTGGGTTGCATTCCTCCAATTAATCATATTACTAACAGAACTTATCTGAGTGTAAGGCATATCTAGTATAGCAATACAATCCATTCTAGCCTCAGCAATTCTCTTCATCTCATTCTGAACGGCCAGAGCAGTCAATCCACCATTCAATAGGATTCGGATATCTATATTATCTGGATTCTCAAAATCGCCCCAAGCTGTTACATAATCACCTGCTCCTGGCGTATCTCCGTCCGCCCCTCCTCCTAAATTAAATGCCGTCGTATCGGGTTTAGGAAGCTCAGTATCTACCATATACGGATTATCCACTACCCAAATATAATCGGAATACTCATTGATCCTATCCTCGAGATAAAGCTGTATACCGTTCCCATCTATCTTAGTCTTTCTCGATACCTTCCAGGTTTCTACTTTTTCATCTACTCCATCATCATTCTCCCACCACACTTCGATTTCAAAAGTATATTGATCTGTTACGTCAGCCGCCCTGGTGAAATCAACATCTCCGTTCAAATCCAAATAATAAGTTTGAACAACATTCTTCACCTTCACACTAATCCTATTGCCCCATTCACCAGGATTTCTGGCGAAAATACAAAACAACGTATCTGTTTCTAATGAATCACAACAATATGCCTCTGTCTTATCAACCGTTCCAGCAGCAAAAGCTGCATTAGGATTAGCTGACCCATCTTCTTTGATATTGGCCCCAGCATATAATGTACTATTGTTAGAGTTTCTAACTCTACGACACCATAAGGTGTTACCTTGCTCTAGAAACGCCAAAGCAGTGTAGTGAAAATAGTTTCCAGGCGTAGGTTCACCAAAATGGCTTATAAACTGTTGGGAGTTGGTAATCAAAGTGAGACCTAAATCTCCCTTCTTCGAATAGCCTACCAACGCCGCTGAGGTTGTAGCCACAGCAGGAATAAGATCAGAAATATCTTTTTCTTTTACATAAACTCCAGGAGATAAGTAAACTCTACTCATCGTATTTCTCCTTAACTATCTGTCCAACTTCTTAAGTATAGCCTCTAACGCTGCTTGACTATTAACATATGTAGAACCACGAGCATCCATTACATCTTCTTCTGGTCCTACCCAAGCAAGAAAACCAGCAGAACTACTGCCAACTCCTACTTTTGATTCAAATATAACCATCTTCTCTCCATACCTTCTTACAGCTTGGTTACCAAAAGTTATCCTATACTCTATCCGACGTGGAGGAAAAATCTTAAGTGGTGAGAATTCTATCCGTTCTACACCCCTCTCCGCCAGCTGCCTAACAACATTTCTAAACGATCTGGCTCTTAAAGGAGGACTTTCTAATGTCCCTAATGAATGAACCCTATTATCATATCTGTGAGAAAGAATAGGATACCCTCCTCCCCCTCCACAATTGATTGGCTGTCCTGCATAAATGTAGGTTCCGTCAGGCTCTTCTTTTAACCATTCCTTACCAAGAGACCTGGTAAACTGAACATCCTCTTCAAAATATTCATCTTCTTGTTCTAATAAAAGTTGTATTAGTTCAGTATCCATTATTCTTCTGTCAAGTCAAACTCATTCTCATGTAACTGCAGAATAGGATCGGGAGTGGTTATCCCGCCAGGGATATGTCCTCTTTCCACAACGTACTCTTCTCTATCTGATATATCGTCTTCATCATAAATCCAAAGCAAGATCTTCTTGATCGTCCCTACTGTTGTCCCTTTCAGTATCCATCCTTCCAGTGCTATAGGAGCATGGGCTACAAAATACTGCCCTTTACTATACAAATCTGATATAGAAGACTCATCATCTATATCTCCAAAGGACATATTCATATTCAACGCATACAAATCATTAAAATAGGCTGTTAAGAACGGATCTTCATGCTGCCAAAATAAATAGCTTTCTATTACCTCATTTATCTTTTCCTTATAAGTTGACCAAAACCATACGTCATATTCTAAATTAGCAGGTACAGCCTTGACGTTGGTAATGGCTGTACGTTCTCCATCTGTATAAGCCAGATGCATTCCTCTCCTGGCTACCGTAGTTCTCTGCCTATTCCAATCAAAAGACACATGAGTCTTCCAAAAGTTAATAAACTCCATCTGCTGCATACCTTCAATTTCAGAATGCTGGCGAAGGGCTATTTCTCTCGGAACGAGAAGTACACTTTGCAACGTAGAATCCAATCCTAATATAGATTGAAACCTAGTATGCAACAACGTCTGCAAAGCTAAGTCTATAACTTTTAGAAACGTATCAGCCATTTATTGTCTTACCTTTTCCATGAGGAACAACTTCGTTGAGATTCTGACCTATACTAAGCTTCCTTCTTATCTCACTAAAATTCCTGATCTTATTCACATCAGGTATATTCACAGTTCCGCCTGAAGGAATACCTACTGATAACTCATCACCCATCTCAACCCTCACTTCTTCATTGGATATATTCTTTACCTTACTCACACCCTATGTCTCCTTGGCACTACATGATAAACCCTGCTTATCATACTGTCATGTACTTCTCCAATTAGTATATCTACAACTTCAAACTCATCTTCGCCTTGATAATTGCTAGGAATGTATTTAGGATTTACCTTGAAATAGCTTCCTATAATTACATCTATATTCTCTTCTTCTCCCTGGTCATTAGTACCGTACGAAAGGAACCTGGTAAGTATAGGCGTTGTCTCTTCTGAGAACCAGCCTAACTGCCGTAGCCTTCTTATATCCGGTGACCATTCAATCCAAGCCATGGTAGTAAAGTGTTTGGTCTCTAGCTCATCAGGTACTGCGTATATCCCATCTTCCAACATCTCTTGAGGATTGGAAGCTAAGTATAAATCTATATCTATTCCATAATTATCTATAGTTACATCTACTGCTTTTCTCAAAGAAGCAACCGATTTAGCTGGAATCATCTTACTCATCACATGCCTACCAAAGTACCTATCCTACTTATCTCTTCATCCGTCAACTCTTCATCTTCAATCATATCATATAAATCACCGAGCACTTTCAAATAATGATACCTGCCCAAGAATTTGAATACCGCGTTCTTATCCCTCCAGGTCTTAGCCAGTTCTGCATCTTCCAGTGCCTGCTCCACTGTTTTAGGTTGGGAAGCCAGGTTCCTTGCTTTTGTCCACTCGCCCCTGATGTCATATAACGTCTCAATATCCGATTCTATTTCATTCAACTTATCATGAAGTCTAAGAAGTAACTTCTTCTTATTGGACAAAGGCATTCTAGCAATATAATCTCTTAACTCAACATAGTCCCTCACATCCCTTCTCAACTCTCCCAATTCAATATCCGCCCTCTTCGCCTCTTCACGAACTATATCTATCAAATGTCCGTACTCATCATAAGGATCAAAATCCATTGGTACTATTCCAGGACCTTTAAGCCACTTATCATTTAGAATGTCATATACTCCGTCTGAAAGATATTCCTGTGCTGGATTCATTTGTAAGTATACTTCAATCGGATGCTCAGCAATATATCCTCCAATCTCATCTCTATACTCATTAAACCAACGGAACACATTCTTCTGTACATCTTCATTAGCATGAGGAGACTTCTCATCCATAACTATATGTACGTCCACATCAGTATCTTCTGTATATTGATTTGTACATATCGAACCAGTTATGTGGTATTCAACTCCTATAGTAGCAAGATCAAATTCTGGATACTTCTTCAAGGTCGCTATAATTATATTCTTGGCTTTGGAATCTAAAACATATCCTGAATCCACTGGAACCCATATATCTGGTGAAAGCGTTTCTCTAGGATAATCTATAATTGATTCATCTACTTCTCTACTATAATCATGATTGTAAAATTGTGAGAGCTTGTTATAAGAACTTCCAGATACATACTTTCCTCCGACTGTTTTTACTGAAATTTCAAAAGTTACCTCTTCCGCTCCTTTTGCTATCTTTCTAATAGTAGACATCTGAGACAAGGTAGGCTTACTTATAGTCTCAAAAGCAACGTATCTTTTCCCTTCGTTAGAAAGAAGATAAACGCGAATAGCTTTCTTTTCTTCCATATATCGATAAGCTGCAGCCTCAGAACCTCTTTTTAACTTATAATACGTTCCAGCATAACTACAATGCGTTCCCCTACCAGGTATCTCTTCCAACTGTCCTCTTGGATATATCCAATAGTGTCGGTAAAAAAAAGAAGTATCCAAGGATTCATCTACTTCTCCCACCAAATTATATTTCCTTATATCCTTTGCCATCTCCCGAAATGATTCTGGACCGTGGCAAGAACTAGCTTCCAACTCATCAAAAGTCTTAGTAAGTAAGGTCCAGCCTACACTATCCTTTCCTTGAGATATCCTTCTCATAACGCCTAATTGTACAGGCGTAATATTACCTACTATAACAAATCCTACACTATCTCCATACTCCGTTAGCCTGATATCGCCCATATCCCTCTGCCAGACATAACTAGGAGAGTCTTCAAATTCGATGCCTTTATACTTCTTAGCTATCTTCGGCTTTGACCATTTGTCATGGCCCTGTTCTACTACTTCAAGTTCCCCATTCTTGGTTATCCAATAATGCTTAAGTTCCCTTTCACTTATCTTCTCCACTACCCCCTTTAACTTCTCATACTTCTCAATATAGTTAGAAGTTTCGCTAGGCATAGAAGCTTTACCTTTTGATCTATACCACTTCTTCACGTTCCCTATTCCCCAATTGTAAGCCATGAGTCTATGCTTGACTGTATCTTCTATTCCATAATATTCAAGAAGTCTAGGAATTTCAGTATTGATATAATACTCCCCAACAACTCTATTCTTCTCCCCATCAAAAGCGTCGTCCCAAGACCAATTGACTCCCATCTTACGTACCATCTCCTCCCAAGTAGGTTTCGTTATCTGAGTCAATCCCCGTGCACCTGATCTTCTGTTTACCGCCTTTTCATTTCCTGAGGATTCAATCTGGATAATATGATCTAAATTTATAGTGGTCTTCTCTCCCACAGGAACATCCTCCAAACCTAGAGCCGCATCAGGTTCAGAAACTATAGCTGTAGGAGAAGAAGACCGCGAAGGAGCATCGCTCTTAGTTAATAAAGGAACAGTTGCTAACGCCCCAGCAGCAGCGGTTAAACCGGCAGTTTTAGCCATCTTTTTGTAATCAAACTCATTCAACGTTTTGCTAAGTAATTCTTCCATTTGTTCAATTTAGCACTAATTAGCTCAATTTGTATATTCCATTATATTTTGTATATCTTAATTCAGTTACGTGCTTACGTGAGCACGTACAGTGTTTTTGAACCAGTTATTTATCATTCCTTACTGATAAAAGCCATGTTAACTGTAACACTTTCTACATCTTCCATCGACAACTGCTCCCCCAACCCTTGCTCATGAGGCTTCAACTCAATCTGAACATCTATAGGAGCTATATGATCTGCTTTCTCATAGTTAATCTCCGCATCTTCTAAACTTACAAACAGAGTACATAATGAGTTTGTAAGTTCAGCATCTTTCATTTCAAAGTCAATTTCAATAGGTGAACTATCAAATACCAAGGAGATGTTATTTATACCCCAAGAACTATGAGAAATATCTATTTTATACTTCACCACATATTCACCTGCAGTAAAGATGTCTACATTGTGATGAACCTCAAACTTAACCTTTGCTTCATACCACTCATCTGTAAGAGCTTCGTTCAATTTCGCCTCTTCCACTACCTGTATATCTTCTTCCGTACCTTCACAGAAGGGACATTTTACTTCTTCATCTGCCATAGCAGAATCAATAGTAAACTCATTTCCACACTTGACACAACGGAATTTTTTTTGATCATATGTAGGTGAATCAGAAAAATTACCTTCACTTATAGGAAAAGATATAATACTAAAATCGTTATCTCCACATCCTGCACATTTGGTAGTTAACCCTTCATATACCTTCCCACAACTCTCACACTGGAGGATAAATAAAGTGGGCGACTCCATCTCCACTTCCGTCTCCTTTTCATCCTCTGTAGATTTCTCCTTCTCAGGTTCTTCCTTCTCCTTCTTATCTACTGGAGGAGGAACGTCATCTTTCTGCATTAATCCCCCCATTCCCAACTCAGCTACGACTTCTTCATTACAATTTTCATCTGCCTGTGTACCTGTTAACCTGACTCCCTTCTTACGAAGCATATTAACAAGAC